TTTTACAGATGTAAATTATCTAATTCTTATGTCTATGGTTGAGTCTTGTTCTTGTACTAAAATTAGTCATCCCGGCGGAACTCCACAGGGATATATTAATTACAAAAATATAACAACATCTTCTGTCTTAGCGGGTATAGTTGCCTCTACAACATATATGGTGGGTGCAAATATAACAACAACGGTAAAAGGACTTTAAAACCCTTTACTGCTCAATGTCTCCATTGGCATTAATGGTATGTTGCAAAACCTCTCAATCTCTGCGTATAATTTCCTATGCTTTTACTAAGAAAAAGAAACCAGGTTGTAAACTCGGACAAGGTGCTGCTATCAATCATTTTGATACACCTTCTGCTTGCATTTTTTCACCTTGCCTACAGTTTCTACTTTGCGATTTACTGCACACCGGGAATAAAAAAGACTTGACAAAGTAAACAACAAAAGAGATAATCGAATTAACTTGAAAAAGGGAAAAGAGCAAATCTTTTCTAACTCAGAGTTGATTTGATTATCCGTCTTTCAAATCCACTCTGTGGGTTGAATACCCCGACTTAGTAAGACGGAAACTAGGTCGGGGTTCTTTTTTTAACCGAAGGGGAAACGGAAATGAAAAGAATCATCAAGGCAGTCCAGACAGGACACAACAGGTGGGTGAAAAAGACCGGATGGCGAATGGACAGAGAAGACAAGGTGATTGCAGTTCTTCTTGTTATTTGCCTCGGTTATTTGACAGTCCGAACAATTATCGGATAGCCGGAACGGTTCGCAGGTTCAACACCTGCACCGGCTGTAAAGCTTGGAAAGGTGGCCACCAAGACAAGCGACTTTGAAAGGAGGTTACTAAATGGGTAACGAACTTAAAGACATTGTAATCAGATTGAATCAGTACGACTCAATCAATGACGGCTGGGAAGTTATCTCAGCAGAGCGAACAGAAGGTGGAACCTGGAGACTTGAAATCAAGTCTCTTGTTGTAGAAAAGGAGGCTGAAAATGATAACAACTAACAAAATGCACATGCCGCAGGCCTTCGTAAACTTTGTATCCAACACACGACACAACGCACCGGGAACACTTAGTGCAACTACACTTCTCCAGGGAGACAAACAGATAGTTCTCTTTGACCGCCACTTTGACGAGCTCGAACAGGACGCTGCCGACCTTGTATGGGCGACATTCGGAACTGCGGTTCATTCAGTAATGGAAAAACAGAATGACGACGCATTCAAAGAAGAAGCCTTCTCGGTACAGGTTGACAGATGGAAGGTAACCGGACGCGTAGACCGCTACGACCTCGAGAATGAAGTTCTTGAAGACTGGAAGACTGCAAGCGTTTGGAAGGTTATCTACGGCGACTTTAAAGACTGGAAAGTACAGGGTTTGACTTACGCATGGCTCATGAAACAGAACGGCTTGAACGTTCAGAAATGCCGGTTTGTAGCACTCCTCAAGGACCACTCGAAGACAGAGGCCAAAAGAAAACCAGACTACCCGCAGAAACCGGTTTTTATTTATGAATTCGATGTAACAGAGGCAGACCTCGAAGAAACAGAAGAACGGATCCGCACAAAAATCAAATCAATCACAGAAGCATACAAACTCGGAGACGACGACATCGCACCTTGTACAGACGAGGAACGATGGGCAACCGCCACCAAGTACGCAGTAATGAAAGACGGCCGTAAGACCGCCCTCAAGGTATGCGACTCGATGACTGACGCAGAAGCATGCAAGGAAGCCATGGGAGGCACACGAATTGATGTGCGACCGGGTGAAAGCAAGAAATGTGCTGATTACTGCCCATGTGCAGAATTCTGCAACTTTTACAGAGACAACGTAAAGAAACCGGAGACAGAAACAGTCCCGATGTAACAAGAAAATCCGCCCGTATGGGATGGAAATATTAGACGGCGGGAAAGACCGCAAGTACTGAATTAGAACGGCTGAGAGGCCGTCCAACAGATGGATTTATAAGTTCTACTGGAAAGCTTGAAACAGGTTCGTTGAAAGTTTCAAGAAAGAAGGCAGACGCCCTCCCCTGGCGGAGTGTGTGACAGCGTGAGTCATTGTGGAAAGTGGTTCGCGTGTTCCAGACGACACTCGATGGGTACTTTGAAACTTTAGGAGGCCAGAACATGGCAGATATTAATACAGCAACTTTAATCGGAAGACTCACACGTGATGAGGAATTGAAATACACACCGGGTGGAATGGCAATCGGGAACATTTCTGTAGCAATCAACCGCAAGGTAAAGAAAGGACAGGAATGGGTAGACGAATCAAACTTCTTTGATGTCGTAATTTTTGGAAAGCAGGCAGAAAACCTCAAGCAGTACCTCACAAAGGGAAAGCAGATAGGAATAACCGGGTTCTTAAAACAGGAACGATGGAAAGACCAGAACGGACAGTCAAGAAGTGCCGTAAAGATTTACGCAGAAGACATTCAGCTCCTCGGCGGAAGGGACGGAAACGAAAGCCTTGCACCAAACGGAAACGCAAACAACGCTCCTTCTTACGACGACTCAGAAGAAATCAATTACTAGCCGGAGGTGAAGTATGGAAGCACTCACAATCTACAAGAAATTGAGTCAGCCACCTAAGACTGCACTCAGACAGATACAGGCTGGAGACCTTAAGGGCAAGACCGACATCAACCCACAGTGGCGATATGAAGCCATGACGGAACAGTTCGGACTTGTAGGGCTTGGGTGGAAGTATGAAATTCAGAAGCTCTGGACAGAACCGGGAGCAAACGGAGAAGTTCTCGCATTTGCGCAGGTTGCCGTTTATGTTCGCGACCCGGAAACCAAGGAATGGAGCGACGCAATCGTCGGAATCGGCGGAAGCAAGCTCATTAACAAGTTTTCTGCCGGCCCGAAGTCAAACGACGAAGGTTACAAAATGGCCGTAACTGACGCATTCAGCACAAGCTTAAAAATGATTGGTGTTGCGGCTGACATCTACGCCGGAAGGTGGGACGGCTCGAAGTACGCAGAAGACCAGAGCGCAAAGGCCACAGAAGAAAAGAAAGGGCCTGCCGGAGGACCGGACACACCGGAGCAGAAGAAACGCATACAGGAACTTTTAGCGACAAAGGCACCGAGCGGAAAAGAAATCTTTGCAGAGGTTCGCTCAAAGGTTGGTAAATGGCGAATGGAACGCACAGCAGACCAGGTCATTAAATACCTTGAAGAAGAAAAAGCAAAGGCACTGGGTGCAGAAAGTGAGCCGTTCCCGGAGGACATACCCTACGACGAAAAGCCACTGACAAAGGAAGAAATGGCCGGAGCCGACACTTCATTTGATTTTAAGGAATAAGGAGGACTTGAAATGGCAGAAATCAAAATCACACTCAAAAGACTGAACGTAAGAGGTCGAATCACATTTGAACCGCCGGTTGAACCGGAACTGCAGACAGCTCTGCGTGACATTTTGAGAGTATGCCAGGACAAGTACAACGATTACGTGTCGGTAACTTTCAAGCCTCCGTACAAACCACGTACAACAGGCAAAGGAAGCCAGAGCCACCACTTAAACGGTCATATAGCACAGATTTGTAACGTGACCGGGAACGACCACGAAACAATCAAATACTGCGTAAAAATGATCGCCGTTGAACAGCTCGGCTTTCCATTTGAAACAGTAGCCGGACACGTAATCCCGAAGAGAGAAAGCGACTGCGACACGCAGGAATGCGGACTTCTTATAGAGGCAAGCCACATGCTCGCCGCACAGTTGGGAATCGTATTGAGGGAGGAAACATGCGAGTAACCAAAACAAGCGTAAGAAAGGCAGTTATTGCAGCCTTTAAGGACATAAAGATAAATCAGCAGTTCAGCGGAATTGAATTTAAACGAATGTGCGTAAGTTATGCACCGGAACTTAAAAACAAATACGTTGATACATTCTTGAGACTTCTACGTTACACACATCACGGCGATTACATCTGCGTAAACCGGAGCTCATCCAAATACCAGAGGATAGCATGACGGACGCAGAAAAAGAACAGCGAATGGTAAAGCTTGCATGTTGTGGCGGAGTCTGCGAGGTATGCGGTAAGACACTCACCAACAGAACGTGGCAGGGTGCCCACCGCATAGCAAACACAAAGCCAAACCGGGCGAAATGGGGAGATTTCATAATTGACCACCCGGAGAACATAGCGATTGTGTGCAGCCTCGCTTGTAACCAGGTCTGCAATATAGGGAACAACCCGGGCGAGTGTTTACGGCTTGTTCAGAAAATCGTGACAAAAGAATTAAGAAAGTACAGATAGAGGGGAAAACTAAAAATGACAGAATCATTTGTAATCTATAGAAGTTTTCATGAAGCATTAAAAGAACTTTCTCGGGAACAGTACGGCAATGTAATGTACGCGATCAACGAATACGCATTGAACGGAGAACTCCCAGACCTCACAGGCATTGAAAAAGCCATTTTTTTAATGGCAAAGCCTCAGCTCGACGCCAACAGACAGCGAAGAGAAAACGGTTCTATGGGTGGTAGACCGAAGAAAGAAACTGAAAAACCTATGGTTTCTGAAACTGAAAATCAAGAAAAACCTATGGTTTTTGAAAATGCAGAAACTGAAAAACCTAATGTAAATGTTAATGCAAATGTAAATGTAAATGAAAATGATAATGCACACACAGAAGACGCGTGTGTGTACGGCACCCTTTCGGGTTTCGGAAAAACACAGGTAGATTGCTACGAGCTCATACAGAAACACAACAAAACCGCACCAAAAGAGCGTAAAATCCCATGTTCTAATAGCCGTTTCAGTTTCATTCAGAAAGAAATGCGGGAACTCCTGGAGAAGACAGGAACGGACATAGATCCACAGACAATAACAGACGCACTCGCAAACTTTATCAAAGTGGCCAAGAGCGACACATGGCAGAAAACATTTACATGGAGGTCTTTCTGCAAGAACTATCAGAACTTCATGCCGGAGTATTTCACACTTCAAAAATATTTGAACTCAGAACCGGAGACAGAAGACGCGACACAGAAGCCGGAGTACAAGTTCTACATGCGAATGAAGGACAATCCGAGGTTCAGTATTGATTTATTCCAGAGCCACATCGAGGACTGGAAGAAAGACGGACGGCCGGAAGGTGCCGATTATTTCAGACTTCAGAATGAATGGGAGGCACAGGAATGCTTATAGACAAACTGCGTAATTATTACGGTTTCCCGGAACAGGAGCAGGTTGAATACATCGCAAAGAGCGTACTCGGCATGACAGAGGCAGACCAGGACGCAATCGCTGACAAAATCATCGAGGCACGTTCTAAGCGTTACGGTTTCCCGGATATAGCTTTTCTTTCTAAGTTCTTAAAAGCTGCGGCAAAGAAAACAAAGATGTACTACTGGGCAATCTGCAACGACTGTAAAGCAGAGTTTGACTACAGCTTTATCAAGTGCCCGGCGTGTCACCTCAAGGGAAAGCAGAGTTCGGGGTTCAAGATTAAGACAAGCGAGAATCAGCCACCGGCAGGAATTATCCGGTGGAACGTTATGGTCTTAAATCCGATGGAAGGGTTCACAAACTGCGTGACTTGCGAACACAGGGATAACAGCTGGTGCCGGTGGTTTGGAAATCCAAATCATACCTGCAATCCGAACGAATACGAATATTGCGAGTGCAGAAAGTGCTGTGCAATTCACAAAAAGGCAAATGTAGGTTTGCTCGAAAAGTAGGGTTCTAAAATGCGGGAAGAGTTTAAAAGTTGTGACAAATGGGTGCAGTTAACCTTGTTTGATTTACCGGAGGAAAAACCGGAAAACAGGACACCGGATGTGGAAACTTTGCCTTATTTTGAGGATCCGAAAAATGACAACGAAAGGCTTTTTAATTTGCAGCATGACCACTACAACGGAGATAAAACCGCGTTATCGAAAATGTACGAAATCCTTTCTGAGATTGCTCCAAAGGTTGTAAACATCGAGAGCAAGAAAAGAAAACTGATTTTAACAAGGCTCCGCATGAAGGAAGTCGGAGAATCTGCAGTAATGATTTTTATAGAGGGAGTCCTTGAAAAGAACCTTGTAATCAAAACGAGCTTTATAGCGTACTTGAGACTGCAGGTTTTAAGAGCACTCTTCTATCAGACCAAGGCCCAGAAGTTCGAGAAGTGGATGGTTGAACATAACATTTCAATAATCGGACTGGACGATTTCTACTGCAACTGGGTCAAAGAATGTTTTGAGCGAGAGCTTGAAGAAGAACGCAAGGAAAGGGAGGAAAACAGAAAATGAACGACTTAGCGTTTGAGATGTGGTTTATTTCGGTTTACGGAAAGAACCAGGATAAATGGTTCAAAGACGACATGAGAATGGCGTTCAATGCCGGAGTGCTGCACATGCAGAAGGAAATGGAATCTGCAGAAGAGCACATTACTACCATGACACAAAAATTAGAAAATATAGGAGTGGAGACAAAATGAACGGTTGCAGATACAACACATGCTCAATCTGTGCATTTTCCAAAGAATGCGGAATATACAAGGGATACAAGTCACAGAAGGAAATCAACTTAGAACAGGTTGAAGAACTGGAAGAACACAAGGTCAAGATAATTGAGCTTGAAGAAGAAGTGGCCGTGCTCAAGGCACACCTTAGAGGATAGGAGGAAGAGAAATGATTTTCTATATAACAATGGGTGTAATGATTGCACTGACAATTGTTTGTTTTATTCTGCTTTGTAAAACTGCAACCTGCAAATGGGAAGTAGACAAGGACGAAGACGAAGACTAAGACGCACTCCCCTCCGCTCCAGGAGGGAGAAATGACTTTAATGTTAGAGAGGAAAGAAAATGAAAGACATAAAAATTAAAGACGCGGTATTCTTTCCAGAACCGCAGACAATGTACAGAGAGCTCCCAATTTCAAAAATCATGGGAGCAGAAGCACCGGAATACATGAAAGCCTGGGAGTTCAACGGACTTCTTGTATTTGCAAGCGTAGCTGAATATGACGACGGCAGAGAATGGCTGCACATTTCATTCAGCCGGAAAAACAGAATCCCCACATACGACGACATGACCCGGATAAAAAGGGACTTCATAGGCGAAGACAAAAAGGCCGTGATGATCCTCTCTGAAAAAGAAAACTACGTAAACATTCATAAAAACTGTTTGCATTTATTCTACAGCAAACACAATCCGCTCCCAGAGTTCAGTAATGGGTGGTCAATTTAAGTAGATCGGAAAGCTCGAATAAGTGAGGTAAGAAAATGAATGAAGTAAAAAGAACTGAAAGAGGATGGGCAGGACATTTTATCTGTTCAGATAGGTGTAACTTCAGAAGAAACACACTTAAAGAAATAAAACTTCTTAAAGAAACACATCGGCAATCAATAGATATTTTAGTCGAACAAATTGAAGAATTACACAAGGCTAATGAATGGCATTATGTGAAAGGCGGAGATTTGCCACCTGAGGACACAAAAGTTCTTGCTTTAATGGCAGGTGATGAAGTGTGCAGCGCACATTTTTACAGAAGAAATGTGTGGGATAAAATAGGAACAGTTATCGCTTGGAAAGAAATTATACTTCCAAAGGGGATAAAAGAAAATGACTAAAGAATATACATCAGAAGAAATAAAATATAGACTTTCCGATTCACCAAGGCCGTAAACTGGAAAGACCGCTACGAAAAGCAGAAAGTGAACAACTTAGAAATGCTTGAAGAGGCGGACAAAATGCTCAAAGCCTTGGACAAGGCGAACATCGAATCATAGGAGTACAGAAATGAAAAGAGTATACATAAGCGGACGAATCTCGGGACTTCCCGAACCATTGTATACAAGATATTTTGCAGACGCAGAAAAGCTGCTTTTATCAATGGGATACAAACCCTACAACCCGACAAAGCGCGGGATAGTTCCCGGCTACAAGTGGGAAGACTACATGAAGGAAGACATCAAGGTTCTATGCGACTGTGACGCTATCTACTTCCTCCCGAACTGGATGGACAGCAAAGGAGCAGTCATGGAGCATGACATAGCCAAGAAGCTCGGCATTCCGACGATAGAAGTATACAAAGCATAAAGACAAGGCCACATCTCGGGGTGGCTTTTTTCATTAACTATAAGTTTATAGAATCAAGAACACTTACAGTACAGGAAGAGCTGCACAGGCTCTACGAAGAAAACAAACGGCAGAAGGAACTGATAGAAAAAATCATTGTCGCCGTGCAGAAGTTGAACGACGACGACCGGCGGAACTTGGAGAGCATACTGTATCAAGCCAAATGACCATAAGGTCATGGAAGCAAATACATTATTCGATTTCCCAAAAGTGGAAATCACAAAGCCGATAAGACTTATAGAAGCGTTCGGCGGAATCGGCTCACAGGCAATGGCCCTGCGAGATATTGGTGCGAACTTCGAACACTACAGACTTATAGAGTTTGACCCGAAGTACGCAGATGTGATCAGAAAACGATGGACAACATGGGCAATTGAAAACCACAAAGAAATTGGCAAAGGAGGACTGAAATAATGGCTATTTGTTTAATATCAAGTCTGCTCGCATTCGTCTCAGGTTTTGCATTTTTATTATTATGCGCTTTGAAATGCTCAGATGAGAAATGGGAAAAGTTCAAGAAGACCGTAGAAGAAAGCAGAAAAGCATTAAAAGACTAGGAGACAGAAGAATGAAAGATTACAACACTTTAATCAAAAACATAATCCAGGAAGAAAACGAGCTCAAAGACAAAATCAATCGCCTCGAATACTTCATGATGACCGAGGATTTCCAGAATATATCGATATTCCAGAGAGCAATGCTTAGAAAACAATTAGGCGTAATGACCGAATACAAAAGCATTTTAATCGACCGAGCTATAAGAATACGCCACGAACACGAAGAAAACAAAGGTAAAGAATGCGGGCCGGAGCCGGAAGAAGAACCGGTCGAAGGAAACTACTGCTCTACTTGCTGCTACGGCGCGAAATGCCCAGACGGACCAAGGTGCGAGAAATGTGACAACGGCTCAAAATGGATGGACCCAAAGGAGACAAAGTAATGGAGCACCGAGCAATTAACACAAACTACGAAGCAATCGCACAGGAACTCATCAACACAGAGCCAGAACTTAAATACATCAAGGACAGTCGGGTAAAGATTGCCTTTCTCGACTCAGACCAGAGCAAGAAAGTAGACAAGGATAAGCTCGTACTCGGCGAATGTGAAAAGGTCGCAGCAAAGAATAAATGGGCGATTTCGTACGACTTCACCATAACACTCTTTACTCCGAACCTCGTAGGCTTATCAGAGGCACAGATACGAATTGTACTGTTCCACGAACTGCTCCACGTAGGGATTGAACCGGGACCGGACGGAGACGAACTCTACTCTGTACGCAAACATGACCTGGAAGACTTCAAACTTATCATAGACAGGTTCGGTACAGACTGGGCAAGTAAAAATCTTAAAACCTTGAAGGAGTAAGCCATGGCGTACAAAATCACCAAAGAGCAGGTACTCAATGCAATTAAAGGCTCTGCAGGAATTATCACAACAATACAGAAACGACTCTCTGCTGAGATTGAACATAACGTGTCGTGGCCATGCACAAAGGAATACACAGAGAAATGGGCAGAAACACGCGAGGCCATGGAAGGCGAACGGCAGACAACCCTCGATGTAGCAGAAGGCACAATCGTTAAAGAGATTTACAACAACAACCCGGAAATGGCCAAGTGGTATCTCAAAATGAAAGGCAAAGACCGCGGATACGTTGAGACACAGGAAATCCAGATGGCAAACAAGGACCCACTCAACATCAACCTCAATGGCGACATGCAGAACGCAAAAGACCTCATGGACTCACCAATGGTAGAGGTAAGCAATGAAGAAGGCACTGGCGAAGAGTAAGAGCCGAGAAGTTGCAAAACCGATAGAGCCGTTTATACATCAGAAGCAGATAGTCTCTGCTCCTTTTGCATTTGCGGACATTTCCTACTTCTTCCTTTGCGGTGGATACGGATGTGGTAAGAGTTTCTCGATCGTTTTAATGATTTTTGTTATCTGCAAGACATACCAGGGTGAAGACATAACAGTCGCTTTGTGTTCGACCACAATCACTCTGCTGCAGAAGACTGTCATTCTCGACCTGCAGAAGCTCTGCAAAAAGACCGGTTCACGCTTTGAGTACAACCAGAAGGACAACATCATAACCATAGGCACAATCCGCTTTCTTTTGATTGCCACAGGACAGCCGAACGACATCTACGGACCTAACGTAAACATTACACTATGTGACGAGGTGGACGAATTACCGGAGCAGAAAGCCATAGAGGCCCATAAGGCACTGAGCGAACGAACACGAATCACACTGCCCGACGGACGACGGCCGTTTATTATGTACTTCTCGACAGTCCACGGATACAGAGGACTTTATAAGATTGTGCAGAAACTAAAGAGAGACCGACTCCCCTATGTATTGGTGCGTGGACTTACAAAGAACAACCTCTCCCTAGACCCACAGTACGTCAAGAACCTTTACGCAATTTATGATGAGCAGGAACGACTCGCATACCTCGAGGGACGCTTTGTAAACCTCTTGAGTGGCCGTGTATACGCTTCATACGACGAAGGAACATGCAAGTGCAAGCCGTTTGAAATTACACGCGACATGGTAGTAATGACAGGACAGGACTTGAACAGCGGGTTCTCAAAGGCTGCCGCAGTCATTAAGAAGGACAAAATGCTCTACATTGTGCATGGGTGGAGTTTTAAAGAAGTTGGAGGAGCTCCGGCCATTATGCGTCACACTTACCCAGAGAACGAAATGCTATGGTTCCCAGACTGCTCGGGAAAGGAAATCCTCAAAGGCTACAAACAGGAAATCATAGACAACGGAATACAATGCAGAATCGGGACAAGTAACCCACGCATTATAGACCGCGTATTCTACGTAAACAAACTCTTCAAACTCGGACTCCTCAAAGTGTTTGACTGCCCGGAGACTGACGACTTAAGCGAGAGCCTCAAAGTACGTGCATACAACGACCTGGGACAACCGGAGAAAGGCAAAGGCGAAGAAGCACCAGATCATTACTGTGACGCAGTCGAGTATATTATTTACCGCATTGTACGGAGCGACCCGGACTTTATGGACCTCAAGGAACTGTCGAGAGAGAACGTCAAAGAGAATGGTTATTTGAACATAGCAGGTGCAAATGTATAAATGACTATAAGGGCATGGCAACCTTTATTAAATTAAAAGACTCAGAAAAGAACGACCACCACAAGCGAATCTTTGAAATCCTCGCCAGTCACGAAACACTGGGCAAGGCAGAGACAGAAGACGGTTATGGTGAAATAACACTCGACAGTTCGGAACTTGAACTCATCAAGGAAGAGCTCTCGGGATTTGTACAGGACGCAAGAGCAAGTGCCGGAGAGGTACAGACTGCAACAGAAATGCGTACACGCATGATTTCTGACTTCCCTGCAAAACTCCGTGCAATGGTTGAAGACCGACTCGCAAAGGAAAAGCTCTTAAACACTCCAGGAATTGTGCAGGACGGACAGTACGCAGACCCTACAACAGGAGTCGGAACTCCGATAGACCCGGGAATGAACGTACAGAGTTTTATCCCGGTTTCAATTCTTCCGAACGAGGCCACATCATACTATGCCGGTGGCGGAATTCCTGCACGAATCATCAACAAGAAAGCCGGTTGTTTGTCTTTGGACGGCGTACACTTTGAATGTGCAGATATGAAGCCGGAAGACTTACAGACACTCGAAGACTACGCATACAAGTGCGGATTTAATGAAGCATACGCAGAAGCAATCACTCAGTCGCTCGTTTTCGGTGGTGCCATAACATACCCGGTAGTAACCGGAGACAATCCGCTTACATATCAGCTCACACTCGAACAGTTGAAACTAAGGCTCGCAGAGAAAGAAACAGAAAAAGATTTTATCAAGTATTGGGTAAACGCTGACCGGTGGAATTGTGTCTTTGTGCCAAAGTACAACCTTACTGCAGAAGACTACTTGTACGCACGAAACCTCTTTATTCCACTTGGTGGCGTTCGTGTTTCAACAGACCGAATGGCCATGGTTCGACCGCAAAAACTCCCATTCTGGGGAGCAATTCAACAAATGGGATGGGCGACAAGTGACTTTGAAGGCTGGATAAAAGACTTTGAAGCGTACCAGATTATGAAGATGTCGCTCCCGATTATGGCACAACAGAGCTCGCTCATGTACCACGCAATCCCTGCAGACGGACTCATCGTAGAGAACGGCCCGGACTACGCAAGAAAGTTCTTCAAAGAAAATGAGCAGCAAATGCGTGAGTGGTCAATGCTCCACCCTAGAGCAATCAACAGTGTGGGTGAAATAAAAATCCTCGACAGAACATACAGCGGATACCACGACTTAGTGAACGAAGCAAAGCTCGGACTTTGTGCAAGTTCCGGCGTGGCAGAATCAATCCTCTTTGAAGAAAAGGCAACAGGACTGGCAAGCGATAACCGGGAAGACGTGACACTCAAACAGAGTGAAATGATCCGCTTGCTTTTCAACAACGTGGCTCCAAGTTTCAAGAACTGCATTGAATTACTTGTTTGCTCATGTTTTGGTCTTAACAGTGAACAGGCAAAGCTCGCAAGTAAAGTGCAGATTAAACCGGACAATGGCTTTGTACTTTCTGAAATGGACAAGGCACAGCTCGGCTCTTCATTCACCCAGATGGCGGGACAGTTTGTCGCAATGGGCGTGCCTCTTTCTACCGCAATCAAGGTAGCGCAGAAGTTTGTACCAAGTGCAGAACTTGACAAAGAGACAATGGACGCTCTCACCGGCGGAGAGGCAGAAGGAATGGACGAAAACCTATGGGCGCAGATTAACGCAGGCCGTGACATGGGACAGAACATGGGAATGCCAGGAATGAATCCACCGGACACAATGGCAATGTAGAAATGACTATAAGAGTGGTACTCAGTACCACCCTCCCGAAACAATAAGTATGGCTCCGTTCTTAACGGCTATTTGAGAGCGGAGCCTCTTTTATTAAGGACTAAGGAAGCATGACAGAGGAACAGAAAAAGTTTGCAGACATTAAACACTACAGCGACTACAAGACCATAGGACTTGATCTGGACTATGCCGTAATTGTGGACGCAGAAAAAAAAGAAGTTATCCTCCAGTTCGAAGAGAGTGACAGCCGGACAGACTGGCTCTCCAATCTTTTATTCATTCCATGGCCTTTAAAGTTATCAAGAAAAACAGTATGGACTACCCTCGGCTATGCGAGAGCGTACAAATCAATAAACGGAAAACCAGTAGAAGAGTTTATTCTCGAATGCTGCGACCATCCCGACTATTCACGAATTATCCGCGGGTGGAGTTTTGGAAGTGCAATGGCAAAGATTGCGGGGCGACACTTAAGCATAAGATACGGCCATGTGATCATCGACGAATTGACGACCTACGGCGATGTGAAGTGCTGGCTCAACCCTTTCTGCAAATACACAAAGCAGATTAAAAGAGTACGCGAATACACAACCTCAAACGATCTTGTAACCTGGTGCGTTCCCTTTTATCACAGAGATAAAGCCAACAAGGTGGGACCACGGCTCAGTTTAAGAGAGTTATTCAAATCAGAACAGTATCACACACACTACGAATTATACGATTACACAAAATGGGAGGAAACAAAATGAACGTATTCAAAAGAATCATGCAGAAGAAGGTGGAAAGCGGACTCAAGTGGGGCCAGATAGCCAAGAAGGCAGGAATCCGGCTCGGCTCATGGATGACAGGAGTACCGACACAAAAACCGACAGACGAGGAACTGAGAAAGATTGCTCCGGTTCTCAATACAACATACGAATGGCTCAAGTACGGAGAGGAAGGCAAATGAAAAAGACATGTGCGACTTGTCAATGGTTTGTTGAAGAGGACTCAAACGGAGATTACAGCCATGAAAAGGCCAAGGCCAAAGGATGTGGTTTCTGCGTTATGGAAGACCTCTTCACAGACGTAGACGCAAGTTTCCAGGCGTGCAGAGACTACACAGAGGAAAGTATAAAAGAATGAGTTATCCGTTCAAATCTAATGGTTACATTTACTCCAAAGGCACAAAGGCCGGTTTTCTTCGAATGCAGAGGCAGGGAATCCCCCGCCCGCTCTTTTCGATTGAAGATAAGCTCGCACGGCTCCTCAAGGCTCGATACAGAGCACTCATCAGAAAATTACTCATCGACATAAAGGCACAGTGCAGACTGAGCAACATAACAATGGACGCAGCACCTGGAGAAGAGAACCTCGAAGAGCTCATGAAGTTCTTTGAAGAAATGGGAAAACAGCTGCAGAAACAACAGGAAGAGACAGAAAAGTTTATCGCACGGACAAACCTCAATACAGTTGCAAACACTCTCGAACATCAGTGGCTCGAAGAGGACACTCCAGAAGAGACAGAATACTTTGTGAGCAAGGTAGACGAAACATTCAAGAAGGAACAGGTAGACTACCTCGGCCGACTGTTTGCAGACGCAGACGGAAAGACTGCTCAAATCCTCCGAACATTCGCAATTGATAAACAGCAGTTTTTTAATGACAACATGGACGCATTAAGAAAACTTTATCTCGATAATTCCATAGCACGAATACAGGGCGAAGAAGTACTCCTCAAGAAAAAGATACTGCAGAGCATTGTAGACTACGCAACCGGGAAGAGCGCAACCTTAAACCTTACGGACTTAGTCAAGGAAGGCTACGAGTCGAGCGACCACTTGTCGCGTTTATTTGCCCGAGACCAAATGCAGAGATTCAATAAAGCGTGTACCCTTTCCACATTCCGAAGTGCAGGAGTGACTAAAGTAAAATGGGTAACTTGTGGCGATGTGCGCGTAAGACAGAGCCACAAAGACCTTAACGGCAAAATATTTGATGTTATGAACTTACCGCCGGAAGTGGACGACTACAATTGCCGGTGCGGTCTTGTTCCTGTGGAGTGGGCAGAATGATCAGATTTATTATAAATGGCGAAACACCGGCCAAGAAGAACAGTCGCATTGTGCTGAGAAACGGCCGTAACATTCCGAGCAAGAAGTACCAGGACTGGCACAAAGACGCAACAGAACAGATACACAGACAGGCAGAGCTGCAATCTGCAGAACTCTTTCCTATGGTGCCAATTACCGAGGAAATCTCGGTAGTTCTTACTTTCTATCATGGGGACCAGAGACGGCGGGACAGTGACAACGGCACAAGCTCAATCTTAGACCTTCTCACAGACTGCGGGATAATCATAGACGACAAGTGGCAGATTGTGCGGGAAATCAAAATAAGGAACTACTACGAAAAGAACGAAGCTCGGTGCGTAATCGAGATTGAAAAGTTCAAAGAACTATAATCAAGGGAGTGGAAAGCTTATGACAGAAGAAGAGACACAGACAAAGCTCAAGAGCCGTAAGTTTATCGTGTGGATGGTATGGCTTGTACTTACCGTTTTAATCCTTGCTTTCAGTATTGGTGTAATGATTGTGACAAAGACCATGCCGGAGACATTAACCGGACTTATTGAAAAGGAACTCGGGTGGTTCTTTGCCGTGTCTATGATGTACTTAGGAATGAACGCAGGACAGAAGACAGCCTTTGCACTCAGTGACGCAATAAGGCACGCAATAAGGCCAAAAACCCCGGAAACAAGTGAAGACGGAGCGGAAGGATGATCAAGTTTGTAATTGTCGTTTTATGTGTGGTAGCGTTTGAAACTCTGCTCCTCATTCTTTCAATCAGACACAGCAACGCCCAGAAGAAAGAAAATCAGAGACTTAAAAACGAACTCGAAAAGCAGAAGAGGAACACTGCAATTCTTGCTCAGTACGTCGAGGACCTTACAGACGTGAAAAAGGACAAAGACAAAATCACACAGAAGATACAGGAGGCAGAAAATGACGAAGAGTTTAATGCCATTATTGGTGACCTTATTGCTCGCAACAATGAGCGGGTGCAGAACAGTCCCAAAAAGTGAAACAGTGACACTGCCTCCGTTTCCAGAGAGACAGGAAATAGCAGAACCTAAGACAGTTAAAGACATGGCAAATATTCTCAACTACTACGAACACCTGGTAGAGGAATGGGAACTATGGGGAGAGACTGTCAGTAACTTAATCGAAAATCCGTGACGGCTCGGATAATAACCGCCCGGCTCCGGTGACAGCTTCCTCACCGGGTGCCGATTTTTTGAGAAGCGAGCATTATCTACTCCATTTTTAACCTTGGTCGCAGGCTGTCAGTCTGTGGCCATTTTTTATTTAAAAATGACTATAAGAACGAGACTCCGCCTTTGACTCTTTCCTCTCTTCACTGGCGGATGTTCTCACTTCATGGAGACACAATGGCAGAACTTAAGAATATACGAATTGCAGTAAGCGGACTTTATGATTACGCATTAGAAGAAATCCCGACTTTACGATTACCCATGCCAGGAAACGGAGCACCGGAATGGGTAGAAGAAAAACGCTTGTACCAGGTATACAGACCTGCTCCGGTTCTTGCAGTAGCGTGTTCTAAATTCGCAAACCTTCCTTTGACTCACCACCACCCTAAAGCACCGGTAGACGGTCAGAACTTCCGAGACATTGCGATTGGATGGACTGGAGAACACCCAGAGGTTGACTACATCGCAGAGACAAACGAAGTGGGAATCAAAAGTACATGCGTGCTTTATGACGACGAAGCCTTAAGCGCATACGAGAACGGAGAGGTGCAGCTTTCACCAGGATACATTGCAGTGTTCGAATGGCAGAAAGGCACAACTCCCGATGGCAAAGAATACGACATCATCATGAAGGAAATAACGGATGTAAACCACCTCGCCTTACTTCCAAACGGCCGTGGCGGAGAGTATGCGGTGGTTATGGATGAGGCACCGAAAAGAAAATCCGTTTTTGAAATTGCCACCGGTTCGGTTTTTGACCGGTTCAAATAACTATAAAAGCAAAGGAGACAAAGCATGGCAAATAACGCTTCATAGAATAACGTTTATAAGCGTATCAACGCAAAACGTAAAGAAGCAGGACTTACATGGAATCAGCTCGCAAGTAAGGCCGGAATCAAGATGGGCACATGGATGACGGGACTTCCTATCAGTCACCCTACAGAAGAAGAAGTACACAAAATCGCAAACGTTCCAGAAATGAACACAACTTATGCGTACTTAAGATACGGAATCACCGACTTGTAGGAACTCAACTAAACAAAAGGAGGAAAAGTATGAGCAAGAAATTGTATGGGTTGATTTCAACTCTCGTTACTTGTACAGGAACTGCAGTGAGTGCACTTGTTGCTTATTTTCAGCCGGAAAACTTCGCACCAATCTGTGGAGCAGTAGCAATCGCAGTGCCTGCAATCAATGATATTTTGCTTTTATTCGTAGACGAATCAAAAAGCAAGAAATAAAAGGAGTTAAGCAATGAAATTGTTAACCGGATTATTCCGTGCAGCAAGAAAACGCGTAATGACTCACGACAACGACATGGGAATGTTCCGAGACAAGTTGAACGAACTTGTAGAACAGAAAGAAACACTCTCTGACGAAGAAGTGGCAACTCGCGTAGACGCGCTCAAGGAAATGACAATCGACCTGCCAGACGAAGAAGACAAAGCGAAGCTTGACCGTTTTCTCGAAGACTTCAAGTCTGTAAAAGAGCAGGACGACGCAGCCGCAAAAGAGGCGGCTTCAATGGTTGCTGACTTGTTCGAAAAACTCGACACAGCAGCAATGAAAGACGTGCCGGAAGTTGGTGGCGAAACAGAAACAGTTGAAGAAACAACTGAGGAAGAAGTGCCACTCACAGAAGGTGCAGAACCAGGAGGAACAGAAGAAGTCGCAGAAACTGTAGAAGAAACTGTCGCTCCAGAAGGTGAAGAAGAAGGAAAAGCAGAAGACGCAGATCCAAACCCTGACTACTCTCTCGAAGAAATCTACCAGTTCATCAAGAAACGCATGGCAGAAGACGCATGTGCAGACAGTGCAGAAGAAGTCGAAGAGGAAGAATCAGAAGAAGACGAAGAAGAAAAGGAAGAAGTCGTAACAGACCACGCTCCACGTATTCCTGTAACAATGAACGGAACAACAGCAGCAAAGGGAAGCCTCGCTGACATGTTCAAAACAATCAAAGGAGGAAGATAGACTATGGATTCTAATCTTTCATTACAGCTCGGTTTCAAAGGTCAGCTCGCATTGAACGCACAGGCCGTACCAATGCAGGAAGGCTACCTTAAACTCGGCGGAATCGTAGACGCTACAAATCAGTCAAGCGGTTTGACTTTCGGTGTAGTTGTATCAGCACCGGCAGACGATCCATCGGCAATTGTAGCAGGTGCAGGAAGCGGAAATGTTATCCGCGGTATTTCTGTGTTTGATGACGCAATCGCACAGAACTCACCGGCACATCCAAACAAGTACCTTGCAGGTATGCCTTGTGCTTTCATTGCAAAGGGTCTTGTAAAAGTTCAGAGCTGGGAAACAGGAAAAGACCCAGTAATCGGTTACAAAGTACAGTTTGCAGACGCAACAGGTGCAATCGGCTTTGTATCATCATCAGCAGACGGAAGTCACACACTTCTTGCAGGCGCAACAGTTGTTGAAGTAACAGACGACGGCGCTTATGTATGGCTCGGCTAAGGTAAGAGGAGAACAGAGAAATGATTATTGATTGTTCACGTGAATTTAAACGCCTCGGTAAACTTGCCGAGAAAATGGTACGTAGCGTAGGAAACGCAGACAACATGCTCCGTGACGCTACATTGCAGATTGGACGCGCAAACGACCCACATTATGGAGTTCCGGCGTCGGCAGTATCAAACCCTATCTATGTAGGTGACTCTGCTGCAGTAGGTGCCGCAGTAGGCCTTACACCAGAACTCGAAGCGCTCTACAAAAAGAATGCTATGGGCGTAAACATCAAGCCACGCTTTAACATGCGTACAGGTAAGTATGACATGGTATTCTCTAAGAGCGGAATCCAGAACTACACTGGCGACTCGGGAGAACTCATTGCTGCACAGGCAATCTCACCATGGAACGCTTCATACTTCCCTCAGTTGTTCAAACAGCCTCTTCTTTACAGCCACGCACGTGACCTTGTAAAGCGTATGGGCGGAACTAACCCATGGGGCGAAGTTCAGAACCTGCAGCTTGCCGCATACAGTGGCTGGGGTCTTATCGACCAGGCCGGAACAGTTGCTTCTAACTTGAAGCAGAATGTAAATGTACAGGGCGGAATCATGAGCTCTGCTATCATCAACATTAAGGTTTTCTACAACTTTACTGTTGAAGAAATGGAACGTGCAAAGGGCGAAGGTTCGTCTCCATTTGCCGGAACATTGATGGCAGAAAAACAGCGCTATGCTCAGTATGTAATCGACATGATTACAGACTACCTTACATACTACGGAAACGAAGAAACCAACACACTCGGTCTCTTTGACGTAAACGGTGAAACATCATGGGCAGGCAAAACTCTTGAAGAAATCCTTGCAGATACAAGCGACACTTCAAAAGGTAACACAATCTACAGAGCAGTAGCAAAAGCCGTTACTGACTTTATGGACGCTTCACAGAACAAGTTTGACGTAGTACGCGTTGCAATGTCTCCAAAGGCATATAACATCTTTGCGTCAACACCTTACTCTGATGTTTACGAAGCAAAATCTCCTTTAAAGATTTTTGAAGAAAACTTTGAAGCAGGCGTAACAAAGAATGGAACAAAAGCAAAGGTTGAATTCTTCGCTGATCCATTCCTTGCAGCAAATACAGATTTCAATTCAAGCCTTTCTGATAAGCTCGTAATCACTGCTCCAGAGATTGGAGCGGGACCAAACGACGAAAAGCAGGATCTCCTCCTTCTCGGCGTTCCTCTCGAAAACTTCACATACCCTGTATATCCAAACGCTTATGATCAGCAGCACGCAGTACTCCGCAGATTTGCCGGTGTATTCGCTCCTGTAGGTCTTGCAGTAAAGGTTTACACAGGATTTGGAACAACAAAGCGTACCGTTGCTACACCGGTAGCAGACCCTGCAGCCGGAACATTCAGCGGTTCAACAAACGTTAAGCTTACATCAGCAACAGAAGGTGCCTCAATCTTCTATACAGTAGACGGTTCAACACCAACTGCTGAAAGCACAGCTTACACTAGTGCAGGAATTGACTTGAGTGCTACAACAACAATCAAGGCAATTGCAGTAAAAGACGGATACTACGACAGTGCAGTATTCAGCGGAACTTACACAAAGTCGTAAGGTCTGACGGATAACCACGGAGGCGTGAGCGTAAAAACTCACGCTTTCGTGATTTATTTATTTTTTTGAAAAAGGAAGCATAAACCATGAGTAAATACATTCAGAGTTTTTATCAGTACCCGGTTACATTCTCGTCAATCGGAAAGACAATCCCTGCACGAAGTGCCGTGGGAGAACAGAGAAATCTTGCAGAAGTAAGCGACAAGGAACTTGAACGCTTAAACAACTGTGAGCCATTTTTTAGAGAACTTGTGGACAAGAAAAAGTACAGAGTTCTCAATCACATGCCGGAAAGCTACAAGACAAGCGCAAGCCGAATCAATGAAGCAAACGACGAAATCGCTCGCCTTAAGGCTGAAAACGAAAAGCTCCGCGCTCAGCAGGCAGAAACTGTGAAAGAAGAACCAAAGGCAGAAGAGCCAAAGGGTGAAGTAACAGAAGAAAAACCTACAGCAACAAAGAAAACATCAAGCGGAAAGAAAAACCGCTAAGGAGATAAGAACATGACACGACAGGACTTTATATACGCGGTAAACTTCCCGACTCTCACAGACGCACAGATTAACGCGGCTTATTTAGAAGTGTCTGTCATGTTCTCGGGAGTGAAAACTTTGTGGGGAGTGTTGGACGAACCGACACGAACCGACAAGCGGAATCTCTGCATGAATCTTCTTACAGCGTGGTACCTTGCGGACATGAACCCGACATCGGTAACCGGCGTTGTAGGAAATGGTGGAATGGCGTTAAGTTCAAAGAGCATAGGCGGAACTTCGGTAAGTTTCCAGGACATGGAAGCACAGGAAGGCCTTAAACAGTTGAACTCAAACGTATTCGGACAGAAGGCTCTGATGATGATACAGAGCGCACCGGAAAGGTACGGTATATATGCCTAGCGGTCTAAAGTATTCGATAGTGAATACGCTTGATACCAGTAAAATCCAGAAGTTGGCGAGCAAAACTGCCGTCGAAATCTTGGTCGGTATACCAAGCGGAAGACAACACGTCCCTACTTTACACAAAGACGAAAACGGCGAATACCGGGGATATAACGGAGAAAAGGCCGGAGACATTCAACCGATAGACGCTGCAGAACTTGCGCGTGATTTACATTTCGGAACGGCGACAATTCCGGCTCGTCCATTTTTGGAAGACGGAGTGCGCAGTAAAGAAAAGGAAATCAAGAACGCAATAGCAGAACAGGTGCAGAAGATAAAAGACGGCGGGAGTGCGAACTGGGACAAAGTCGGAACTATGGCCGTGGGAGCGATTCAAGAGCTTGTGAGAGGCGACTTTTACAAATCGAGCATTCCAAACTCACAGAAGACCATAGACTACAAAGGAAGTGACAAGCCACTTATTGACAGCGGAGACTTGCTCAACGCTGTTACATTCTTAGTAGACGGAGTAGAAAACAAATGAGCGTATACGGCGACATGCTTTTATATTGGCCCGAACAGAGACGGAGCCTTACACTTTTTGACATGACTCCGAAAATCAATGGCGGGTGGACAAAGGTCACAGACCAGAGCGGAAACCTTATCACACAGACAATAACCGGAGTTTACCAGAACACAAGCGGAGACTCCACAACAGACAGTAACGGCAACCTTGTACACAAGAAACAACTAGAACTGTGGACAGAAACCGGCGGACTTAGTGACAAGTTCACTACTTACAACGGCAGCGTTTACAGGCTGAAATCTGACAACGACTGGGAATCAGAAGGCGGTTTTTATCGTTATCAACTCGAAAAGGTGGTAGGAAACAATGGAACTGAATCAGACAACGCTACGTGGAATACTGGCTCAAATACTTTCGGTTGATCAGAAATACATCGTCCCTCGACAGGGTAACTGGTTCAACCCACAGGAAGCAAACGCAAATATTGAGAATTGGTGCGGATACACAATCAGAAGAAACCGGCCACGCACAATGCCGTTCTATGAAACCGGCACAGAAAACAATCAGAAAGTAAATAGTGTGTCAGTAATGAAGATTGCTGAAATAGACCTGCAATTTGTAGGCCCACGGAGCGAAGAGCTCGCAAACAGTGTGTCGATGTGGGCATTAAGAAGCGACGTAAAAGCACAGTTTAAAAGTGTACACGGCGCAATCATGAACGACGAATACGACGCCGTAAGTTCAAACTTTATGCAGGACGGAAACAATACTGTTCTTGCATGGAATGTGAGCTTTAAGGTTTTGTGGTATTCGATTTTAGACACGAACCAGGGCGTAATGCCTCAAATGACTTTAGACGGAAAAATAAATTAAATAACTATATAAGCAAAGGAGGACTGTAAAATGTCACAATTTAAAAACTCCATAGCGCAGTCAAATGTGAACTTTCCGATTGAGACAGTAATCACACCGATTGCAGGAGAAAATTATAGCCGCGCCTTAATTTTAATTGACGTCGCAAACGCCGCAACTTATCTCCCGGGAGTAAATAATGTGGCTGCAGGCGACCTCATCGAATTAACCTCGGCAAATTACGGAGAACTTACAGGCGGAAAACTCAAGAGCTGGCTTGTTCCATTCTTCACAAAAGCGTCAACTGCTAAAGTTGGAATCGCAGTATTTGACACAGATACAGACAACGAAGGAACTGTAGTAGAAGCAACTGCTCCACTTTCTGCCGTTTATGAAGCAAAGAAGATGTACGGATACTTTAAGTTTGCATGCGAAGAAAGCGAAGGTTACAACGACTTGCAGGTATCGCTTTCAAACCTTTGTAAGGCAGACCCTCTCTACTCTGTACTGTGGGTAGGAACAGACGACGCAAATGTATTGTCGAACACATCGGCTTTGATGACAGCACTTAAGAGCGCAGAATCAAAGGCCCGTGTAATTTACAACTCAAACTCAAACATCAACGGCGCACTCGCTCAGCTTGGTGCAACTTTGAGCTCTGTAAACACAACAGGAACACCTGTCGGAAACTCAATGGATTCTGTACAGTTCAACACAATACAGGCCTCGGGCGGAACAAATGCAGACGGCGAACACATCAACCTTACTGCAACAGAAAAGGCTGCTCTTGACAGTCAGAAAATCGGCTATCAGACATGGGTAGGAGACGGAACAGAAAACGTTGTAACAGAAGGCTCTCTCTACTTGAACGGCGACTCTGTAGGTGCAAACTGGGTAAAAGCATACATTGAATATATGTGCAAGGTACTCACTGCAAACTACATCACAAGAATGAACACCTTCCGCAATAATGACACATACCAGGCAATCCTCTTAATTCTTGCAAACCAGGTGCGCCCATTCCTTGAATTTGGCCGTTTGGACGGATTCTCAATCACCGCTCCAACATTCGACAAACTCCCTGCAAGTGGTGACCAGATCACAGTACCAAATGCGTGGGAAGCAACATACATCGACAATGTAAGACAGGTAACCGTATACGGTACCCTTTACCTTACACAGCCGACACGATAGGGAGGAATAGGAAATGGCAAATCATACAATCGTAGCAGCCGGACAGTTCAGCGCAACACTCATCCACCCATTGTGGAATGACGGCACACCAACAACAATTGACGGTTTCAGACTTGAAGGTCAGATGGTACAGGCACAGCAGGCAATGGACAGTTCAAAAATCATTGCACTTGCAAACGGAAACACTCTGACAATCACAAACAACAACGGAGCCGGAACTTTGACATTCAATGTCGTAAAGACAGGCAATGCCGGAGACATGGTAAAGATTGCAAATGCTTTGAAGAAAGCCGGAGACAGTGTGGGAGGAATTATCCGAATTACACAGGAAATCAACGGCGTAACAGAAGCAAGAACATTCTATGCTTGTACAGTCCGCTCTTGTCCACCACTGAACATCCAGGGTAACGACGCAGCCGACTACCAGGTAGTATGGAACTACGGCGAAGAAGCAGAAGTATAAGGAGACAGTAAGAAATGGAAGCACTTACACTCACAAGAAACGATTATACCGAGGCATTGGAGAGTATAAATAACTCGGCCGGAGACGCAGGATACATCAACGAGTTTTCTGTAACATTCCCGGATGGAATGAACACAGCAAGCGTGCTTGAAATCTGTCGTGTAATACAGAGTCCGACAATGGACAACAAGATCCATTTAATGAAGCTTTGTGTACTCGGCAAGAACGTTGAAATAACATGTCCGAACGGAGAGAAAGCCAAGTTTTGTATGACAAACGAGGCCGACTCGTTCGACTCGTTCCCGGTATTCCAGAAGGAACCGCTGGCGGTGATTGCGATTACAGACGCGATTTATGGGTACATACTAAAAAAATACGTACGGCTCTCGAACGCCCGGGCGAAAGCCGAGAACGCGGACTAAAAGAAATAAAGGCCGACAGAATAATCAAGAGGCACTGTCCGAACGATTATCTGTGGCTTTTTTATTCTTTTACCCGCGAATATGCAAGAACTCCCGTGGACTTGGACGACATGCTCTGCGGGATTTCTTGTATGCGGGCAAAATCAGAAATAGAGGAATTATATGGCAGGGAAAACTGACCTCGGGGGAATATTCTTTAAGTTAGGACTCGATGTAGATAAAAGCAGCTTTGAAAGCGGTAACAAGCTGATTGATAATACCTCTATTAACATGAACAAACTTATAGGAACCGCCCGAAACGCTGCGGTGGCTCTTTTAAGTATGAAAACAATAGGTCAACTTGGTGGCCTGTCAGACGCAGAGAGTGCAGCCTACAAAACCGCAGAGGCTCTCGGATTTACAACAGAAACCCTCGCAAAATGGAAAACTGCCGCAAAGATTGCCGGAGTAGATACTAACAGTCTTGTGAACAGCATGGGACAGTTAGGTTCTGTAATAAGTCACATAAAGATTGACGGACGAGGACTCGACGAATACTCAAAGAAATTACAGGAAATCGGACTCGGTATAACCGACTTAAAAGACAAAGAAGGAAAGTGGCTCTCTGCAGACAAAGCCTTTGAAAAGATTATTGCCAAGGGACAGGAAGACTACGCAAACGCAAAAACAAAAGAAGAACAGCTCCTCGTTATTACCAAGATGGGCGACATTCTCGGAAACGCAGGACAGGATTTTTTTATTGAATTAACATCTCGACTTCATGAATCAGTCGGAGACTTCCTCACAGGAGCCAAAAGCTCAGTTTACACAACAAATGAGAGCAACGAAAAAGCTGCGGACTTTGCAGCAGAACTACGGGAATTAACAACCACAACAAAAAGCATACTTGCATTATTCGGATCCGAAATCGCCGGAGAAATGACACCATACCTTGACGAAGTAAACAAGTTTATCAAAGACCATAAAAATGAAATTATCACAGGGATAAACACAACAGCAAAAGCAGTGGGAGTGATTGCAGGAGAAACCGCTTTAATTGTTAATAAACTTTTTAATTGGGGAAAGTCAGAAAAAGGAAAGCAATTCAAAGAAGGTGCAAAAGAGTATTTCGGTGCAGCAATAAAAGCAACGTCAGATATGTTTTCATATATGATTGAAGGCCGAGGTGCTGAGTACTTTCTCGAAAGATTCCCAGAATATTCTGAAGAACACTGGGAAGGCTTAGGAAAAATGGTAACATCTTTCTTTACAGGGGAAGACGAATCTAAAAAAATAAAAGACGGAATTATGCGTCCCGATGGAACAGTAACACAAGTTGCCCCGGATGACTGGGTATTCGCTGCTCGCAACCTTGGAGACCTTGCACGTGCCTTTATTCCACCAATGCCCGCACAAATAGCAGGTTCAAATGAGTTTGTAATTAATCAGACATTCAATATAAGTGGAAGTTCAGACCTCCCACAAGTACTCAGACAGCAGGCTTATAACGGAACCCAGGAAGGACTCATGAACATAATGGCTCAAAGTTCGCAGCGTTTACAGTTGATGAGTGGTACAAGGTAGACTAAGATATTAAGCGGAGGAAAGAAAAATGAAAAAAATCTTATCGCTTTTTATTTTATTTTTGTCAGTCGGCTTGTTTGCAGAAACTGGATACGCGGGTGCAGAATGGGGTTCTAGCAAGGAAGATCTTGAATACTTATTTATTCAATCAGACGAGACAAATAAAAATTGGGAAAATACGAAAGTCAGAGAAAAAATAATACTCGGAGAAAGAACTGATTTATATTATTTTTTTATAAAAAACATTTTATGTGGAATTTGTTATAAAATCCCAGAAGAAAAAACAGACTTGTTAATAAAAAATTATAAAAATCAAGTCTCATTGCTACATTGTAAATCTATATCATTAGAGGATTTCAAAAAAAATATTTATAACGAAAAAGATTTAACAAATGAAAATCCACAAAAAACAGAATTACTATTTCATGAAACAACATATGCAGTAGCACTGCAAGTTGAATATAGAAGAATGAAGTCTGGTACAGGAAATGCTATTGTTTATACATATAACTATAATGATGATACAAATGTGCACGTTCTACGAAACTTAATAAATAATTACACATTTGTGGTTTACGTACCACACGAACAAGACTACTAAAAGGACAAAACCAATGGCAAACGAACTAGTAAGCGGATTAAACAAAGCAATCATGGGAGGAAGTCCCCTCGCCCTTTCACTTGTTAAGACTTGCTTATCAACTCCGGTATTGATAAACAAGACACCGGGACAGGGAGCAATGGGCGACATTTACCTCTACTGCGAAACAAACCAGAAGAGTGCGTCCGCTGAGGTTTCGGAAAGCCTTATCATCAGCACCGATTCAAAGCAGAACATAAGCGACAACGTAGCACCGGGAAGTAAGAGCTGGCGTCTCACAGGATACATCAAGGGAGACATAACAGGGATTACAGAACCGACAAACTACTATCAGCCGATAACAAGAAGCTACGTCAATCAGTTGTGGTCATGGTTTGAGCATGGAGCAGTTCTTGTATACAGAGACGGAGACGCACGGACCTATAACCGGGTTGTGATCAAGGAATTACAGACCGGACAACAGAAAGACAGTCAGAGTGCCGTGCCGTTTTCCCTCACCCTAAAAGAAATAAACGTCATGGAGACAAGTCCGGTTGATTTGGACGCAGACACAACAAACCCGGTAAACAATGCCGTAAACTCAACCCCGGACGCAGGAAGTGCCGGAGGTTCGACATTATCGATGGGAAGTACTCCATCTGAAGTGATGAGTGCATAGCTCTTCTTACTGCATACCGAATGACTATAAGGGTATGCAGACAATCGACACAAAAGAACTGATTACATTTCCCGGCGGTTCAATTGCCGAGAATTTCTCATTTGACTGTTCCACAACACAGGGGAAATTCTCGTTTCATTTTAAGTGGTTTAATGAAAAATGGAACTTGTGGGTAACTTTACCAAGCGGGGAAGTACGACAGGCGGGAGTTATTCCGGGAGTTACAAGCTGGTCAGAATTCAACGATTACGGCCTTATATTTGGAGCGAACACCGAAACAATAGACTACAGTTCACTGTTTGCAGCAAGGATGTATTTAATTAAATGGCTGTAGATATTATCCCTCAGTATAACAGAATCCTCGACCTCACCCTCATTGCAGACAACGGACAGAAGCTTGTAATTCAGTGTCCGAGACGAGGGAGAAAACCGTCGATTGAGATAAACGGCTCTTATGCCGGAGACCAGAACCTAAAACCGTTCAATGTTACGGTGAAGAATCTCTATATTGATTTACTTACCTCAAGCTATGCAAAAATAGAAATTACTGCAGGATACGAAAACAATACAATCCACCTCGAAGGGACAATCGTGTCGATTTACCAGGAATCCCCGGGACCGGAGGGACGGACAGTAATTCAGTGTTTATACGGAACATTCCAGAACTGGCTGGACGCGTCAGTGCAAATGACATACAAAGCAGGAACATCCCTCGAAGTAATCCTCAATGAAATTAAAGGCAAGATGGGAGCATACAGCGTAAAGCTCGGAGAGAGTGCCAAAAACCTCAAGATTAAAACACCGTTTAATCACGACGGGGCTGCAAGGCAGGCACTTGTAAAACTTGAGACAGAATACTTTGCAGACGAAAAACTCCACTTGTTCCTCAGAAACGACATGCTCTGCGGAATCTGCTATACCAAATCAAACGACTATATCGGACGGCACAAACTCGAATACATGAGTGCACCGCCTCAGTCAAATGCCGGAGGAGAAGACGGAAGTGCGTACACAACCGTAACTGCTCCATGGATACCACAGCTCAATGTCGGAGACCTGCTCGAAATCCCGCAGAAAGCATACATGCGTTTTTATCAGACAGTCGGCTCCGGCGGAAAGAATACACAGTTTATACAGGTTACTACCCTTAGTTTTCACTTTGGAACAACCGGAGGAGTTAACAGTATGACCGTGCAGGGGTTCAACGTATAGAGGGGAAAGAATGAGTAACAGCGTATTTTTTAATGAGAAGAACACAGAGCGGACACTAATAGAATCAATCCTTTCAAGTTTCTTTATTCTCGATTACGGCTACATCAAGACCGTAAACGCAGACGAAACAATAGACGTGGTGCACGCTAAGAAACTTAAACTCATCAACGGAAAGGAACTGAACCAGACGGTGACAAAAAGTATTGAGGTTTTGACTCTTGCCGGATCCGGTTTTTCTTTCAAGTTCGATTACAAAAAAGGAGATAAGGTTCTTTTACTCGGCTTGAAAAACTACATCAAGAACGTAAAGGACGTGACACAGGCCACAGAGACAACCTCATATCAGCATTATACAAGGGAGACTTTGAAAGCAATTCCTCTGTGCGTATTCAACGGAGAGGCAAAAGTCACAATGCAGATTAAAGACGGCAACGTGACGGTGGACGCAAAAGGGAAAACAGAAGTGTCTGCACAGACAATCGAACTGAACGGAAACACAAAGCAGTTTGTAACATGGGCAGAACTGCAGAGTGCACTCTCAGCCTTTGCCACCCAGTTAAACACTGCACTCTTGGGAGCGAATGTGGATGTATTGGGAACTCCGGTACTCCTTACGTGGAAGGGAGGAAATCCACCGGCAGCTCTCGACATAAGTGCGTCAAAGACCACAACCGTAGTAACAGGAGGATGAGAAATGGATTTAAAAATGAAAGCCGAAGAAATAACAACCAGCGGAGTAAGCTGGGACTGCCAGGTAGCAGACGGAATTGTACCGATTATTCAGAACGACACAGAAGACCTGCAGTGTGCGACATTGGCAGGGTTTCTTATTGTGGGAACTGTTCCACTTTTACCAAAGGCAGGGGTTCCATGGACCGACTTTTTGAGCAATAAAATCTCTTTCGGTGTTCTTGATTTTTATGTCCGGGAAAGCCTTTCAAACGTTGAAAAAGACGACTTCTATCCTCAGTACGACATAGAAGAAGACCAACTGACTATGAGTGTAGGCAAGCTCATCCAGGAGGAAGCAGATGTCATTTAGTATTAACGGCGAGACTTGGGAACCGCAGACAGCAGTAGAACACGCAAATCTCATTATCGATAGAATTAACGAGCTCTTGCAGGAAAACAATATAAAAGACAAAGACGGAAACACCGCACAGCTGAAGAAGAACTACGGCAACGCTTTGTACCTTCTTGCTCTTGGAGACGGCGCAAGACTCGCAGAAAATGACCAGAAGTTATCACAGGCAATTAACTCATTTAATATTGAATTGTGCGATGATCAGCAGATACAGAATCTACTTCCAATTGCTGCCATTTCAAGAAATCCGGGAAGTTACTCGACACTGCAGTTAGTAGCCAAGGCAAGCGATGACGGACAGTGCGTAATACCTGCCGGAACAAAGGCTCCGTATGGAGACGTAAACTTTGTAGTACAGACCGAAACAGTAATCAGTGCCGGAAGTACCGCAATCATTAATACGGTATGCGACACACTCGGCCCGGTAGTAGTTTTGAGCGGAGAAATAACATCGTTTGAAAATGAAATTGCAAACCTCGACAGTGTAGAAAATGCCACAAGTTCAGTGCCGGGAGTTGCCCCGGAAACAACCGACGCTCTGAGAAAGCGAATCCTTGCGGGAGACACAATCAAGTATTCTCTTGACGGATGTAAAAGAGCACTTGAAGAATTAACAGGCATTACTCATGCACGCATTTATTTTAACTACAATATTTCGGATCCGATTATTCTTGCCGGAAACGTTGAAGTTGCTCCGAGAACTGCATACATCATTGTGCAGGGATCAAGTGACAAGCTCGCAGAAACCTACGCAGAATACATGAACGCACCGACACAGAACAACGAAAACGCAGAGGGCCAGTACACAACCGTCATGGTTCACATTATCGCAAGTGCAGACGGAGACGCAGTGCTCCCGGGCACAACTTCGGTAACATACGACGGCCATACATACGTAATCGACGAGGCAACAACAATACTCGCCGGAGAAGAAGAAGACGTACAGTTTATCTGTAACGAAGTCGGCCCTTTCGAAATCCCGGTGCTTGGAATTACAGAACTTGACCAGACGATCGAAAACGTAAGCTCGGCTTATAACCTTGTGCCTGCAGTTCCGGGAAGTTACGACCCTAAGCATGAGCAGAACTGGATAACTGCAAGCGGACAGGAAATCCCGATAAAATATGACGACGCACAGTTCAAGAACATTTACATCAAGGTATACCTCGAAAAGGACGCAGAGACCGGAGACCAGGTAGACAATCAGATTAAGCGTGACTTGATTTATGCAAGTGCAAACTGGCAGATTGGAGACATTGTAACTCAGGTACTCGCATGTGCTCCTTTTATTGACTGTTCATACACAAAGGTCGCATACGTGAAAATCAGTGCAGACGGCACAACATGGAGCGACTCACTCGAAATGGGATGTAACGAAATACCGAGAGTGGTAGACGGTACTATAACAATTCAGCCTTACGAGGAAGAATAGCCATGGTAATAGAACCGAACGAACACTATCCGCAGCAAATGAACGGCCCGGTAATCAGTGCTAACGGAATGGCACTCGACAGCCGGTTTGAAGACGCAATCGCAATACAGGACTATCTGCATGGACTATCTATAGCGACCGCAAAAGAGACGGAGCTCGAAAACATCGGCCTTTTAATCGGTTATCCCCGACAGTTAGTCCCGGACGGTTTCAACAGTGAAAACCTTTTTATTTTCACAACCCTTCCAATGCAGCAGAGCGAAACAAACGGCTTTACAACAGTAAACTCTGAAGTCGGAGGAACCTTTGCCACAATTGGCAGAGGGGAATCCAACTACATGGATATTGAAATCTACCGTTCGTTACTGCGAAAGGTTGCTTTCATTAAAAGGTACGGAGTAACTCTCAACGCTATAGACCAGATAGCAAAGACAATCTCAAGTGACTATACAATCGAGTGGGACGAGAACAGCGATATAATCCTAACATTTGGAGGAAATATCGGCTTTGTAAATGTGTGGATTTTGACACAGTTATTCTACAGACTCGCAACAGAACCACAGGTGACAATTTATTCTGAATCATAGGAGACAATAACATGATACCAAACGGCACAGCGTATGATAGCTTTCCATCATTTGCAGACTCGGGAACAAGGGTGCAACCTTCACCGGCTGCCAAATATTCGCAGGGATATGTTCCGGGTGACACTTATCCGGCAGAATGGGCAAACTACTTTTATCATGGAGCCACAAGCGGAATTACTCGCCTTAATTCAGATACAGACTCAATCAAGAAAGAAATAAATACAATCCTTTCAGAATACGGAATCACAAACAATGACGAAGTATACAATCAGTTATACACTGCCCTCCGCAGAATTGCTCCTCAGATTTGTACAAGCGACACTGCAGCCGAAACTGCAGCAAAGCTCGTGGCAATAACCGGAGACGGAACCGTACTCAAGGCAGGGAACGTCTACTCTATTACATTCTCAAACGCAAACACCGCAGCAAATCCTACTCTTTCAATTAACGGCGGAACTGCATATCCAATGACAGACGCCCGGGGAATTGCATTAAAGAGCGGTGCATGGAGTGCCGGAGACGTTGTAACCGTTTTATTTACAGGAACAAAGTTCTTGATGGCTACAAACACAGTGGACGCAATCGAAAACGGAAACCAGAACGCAGTAACAAGTAATGCCGTGTCGTGCATATCGGCTGCAAACAAGACAATCACCGGACCGAGACTCGGAACCGGAGGATCCGTAAAAATCAACTTTACTGCAGATATTACAGGAACAGACACAACTACTGTCCTTGCCCTTAATTACAACGGAACAAACGTAAGTGTAAAGGTAAACAAGGACGGCTCGCTTTCAAACTTTGTAGCAAAAGAAGTGAGTGCCGGAACATACAAATACTTACAGGCAAACACAACTCTTGAACTTTTCTACAACGGCACAAACCTTGTGATTGTGGGAAATCCGGTAGTAATAAGCTCGGCACTTGAAAAATACCAGGCAGACGGAACTGTGGTAAAGAGTGCAGCATTTAAGGAAGCCGGAGCACTTGCAACATACGGTGTATTTATCGCTGAAAACACAGAGGCTCTCGACACATCCACATACGCATTTAATGTTAACTATGCCGGATTAAACACAGAAGTAGGTACAACATTAAAGCTCACATTCGAAAACGCTCTCCAGAGTAACGTCGTTATTTCTTCGGTTACCCTTACAGCCGGAGGAAAAACAGGAAATATTGTAGCAGCACGTCCGGGAATTGCGAGCACAGAATCTGACTACGTAGCTCCAAATCTCCGCAATCTCCGCTCTCACGCATTCGCAGGCGGTAACTACAGTGCAAGCTATCCGAACAAGGTGTGGGACAAGTTCACAACTCTTGAAGTGATGTGGACAGGAACATACTGGCTTGTAATGGGCGATGCGGTACTGTGTTCTTATATGGGTGCAGACGGAGGGTATACCGTCAATGCCAATGGAGTAATTGAACAAGAAATAAAAAGTGAATATCTAGCAAGCTCTTTTACAGATGTAAATTATCTAATTCTTATGTCTATGGTTGAGTCTTGTTCTTGTACTAAAATTAGTCATCCCGGCGGAACTCCACAGGGATATATTAATTACAAAAATATAACAACATCTTCTGTCATAGCGGGTATAGTTGCCTCTACAACATATATGTTGGGTGCAAATAT